AAAAAAGGAGCACTAGGCTCCTTTTAAAACCTGAAAAATTTCAGATTAATTGTTTGCTATACTCAATGTTCCAGTTGTAGCAGCACTTAAACTCCAACCAGTTGAACTTCCAGAAACATATTCAAATCCACCATTATCGGTGGCCGTGGTTACATATGCTCTCCTTGCTGTTAGTTTTGATACATAATAAGTACTTCCATAAATGTCTGTACCTATAATATTCATCTGGCCAGCACTTAGAGATCCAGTAGCAGCGGCAGTTAATCTAACTTGACCAGTTCCCTCAGCATTTTTTACAAGATAACGTCTACTTGACTCTTGTTTGATAATGTCAGAAAGAAGTCCAGTTGAACCACCATCAGCAGCGGGAATAAACGCATAAGCTGCTATACTGTTTTGATTTGAATTTGTTAAACTTGTTATAGCAGCAAATCCACTACCTAAATCCCTAAAGGCTAAAGATACACTAGTAAATGTTCCATCATTAGCCGCACTAGCAACTACTGTATCTGTACCATTAACAGAAACAACTCTTGGAGCATTTCCGCCACCTAAACCAGTGTCACCAGTTATAGTCATTCCTACAAAAATCCCTGAGGTAGTTGCTACTGTAATATTTGTTGAGCCATTATCACCACTTGCGACTTTTGTAACTCCTGAGGCAGTTGTTACAGTTATAGTAGCAGTGCTTGTATATCCACTTCCTGCGGTTAATAAACTAAGAGCGGTAACTCCTCCATTGTTTACACCAAATGAGACAGTAGCAGCAACACCGTCTGGCAACTGTGGACTACTGATTGATACAGTGGCTCCTTGACTATATAAAGTTCCTGAATTAGCTATAGCTACTGCGTTAATTCCTTCTCCACCTATAGGTGGAGTATTAATATTTCCAAAAAATTTCTTTTTAATCGGACGACCCATGTTTTTCTCCTTTAATTGTCATTTGATGACATACGCGACGGGTTTACGCATAATTATCTAGACAATATATTTATTATAATTTATTTTTAAGTAATAAAAAAGCCCCCGATGGGGGCTTTAATAATCAAATAATTATAATTATTTGAAGCTTACTTTAGCAGAGGTAATAGCTACTTTACCTAGGTAGTCAGCAGCGTTACCAAGAGAGCTAGCAGTATTGGTCAACTCGACGTATCCGTAACGAGTTAGGAAACCAACTACTGGCTCGAATGTTGCTGGGTCAAGAACAACTCCAGAACTCATCAAAGGAATATATGGGCAATAGAAAGCAGCAGCGTCAGCTTCGCTTGTTCCCTTATATCCGATAAGAACTTGGTTGTTGTCTTGTGCTGTGGTATCTGGTAGATAAGCATCTACGTAAATTCTCATAGCACCGTTCAATGTACCAACAAATTTTGTATTTGTTGGAGCTTCGAAAGTACCTTCAGTGGTACGAGCGAAAGCACTGGTTGTTGCGCTTTGAAGAATAGTCAAAGCTTGGTTAGAAACAACAGCCCAGTTACCAGCACCACGGCGAGTACGTTGAGCAATCAAGTTGCTAACACGGTTGATTTGAATAGCTAGAGCAGCGTGTTCATCTCCAACGAATGTAGCGGTACCAGAAACCAATGATTGGTCATAAGTTTCTTCAACTGTTGCTAGCGCACGAAGACTTGAAAGGACTTCTTGATCGATTTCAGCAGTGATTTCTTGTGCTAGAGCAGCCATAATTTCTGCCTCGATGTCAATACCTTGTTGGGCTTGAGCATCTTGAGCAGCTTCGAATGTCCAACGAGCACTTAGTTTACGGCTCTTAGCCTCAACTGTTTGCTTCAATATTTGGATACTCATTTTCTTACCTGGTGTACCTTCTAGAGTAGATGTTGCCTGTGCTCTTGGAGTAGCAGCTACATCGTTACCAGAGTAAGCAGCAGCGATCTTGAATGGGCTTAGAGCTTCTTCACCCGCTGTTACTTCATTACTGCCTTCAGCGTAACGTACACGTAGTGTGTGGATTTGTGCTACAGGTCCAGTCATTGGTTGTACACCAACGATTTCGTTAGCGATAACGGTTGGCATTACACGACGAATAACTGGAAGAATAACACGGTTAAGTGTTGCTACGTTACCAGCACTTGTTGCTCCTGCGGTTGCGCTTTCAGCCAAGTAACGACGTGTATTTTCTAAGCAGGCGCTCATAGCGGCACGACGGTTACCTTGTAGACCTTCAAGCAGAGCGTCTTTGGTCTCTGACCATCTTTCATTTAAAAGTTGTGACATTTCTTTTGTCTCCTTGAATTATTTTGCTAGACCAGCTAATTTGCGTAGATCTAGTATATTATCTAAGCCTACCTCGGACTTTTTTTCTCTATTTCCCGTAATTTCCGCACTTTCAGTCAAAGCAACTTTTGGTTTTGCTTTTTTCTCGCCTTCCATTACTGCTGGTAGGTATTTCTCAAATGCAGTGCGTAACTTTTCTGTCTTAATGGACTCAAGTAGTTCCTGCATAACCTCTTTTTTACTAGTCTCCAATGGAGATAGTAGTTCTGCCATAACCTGTTTACGTTCCATCAAATCTTTGGCGATGCGTAATTCGCGTTCCTTTGATTCAACGATAACATCTTTCTGGCTAATGACATTTTTTGCTTCGGATAATTCTTGTTCTTTTTTCTGAATAACCTTCAATAATTTTTTTGTTTCAGATTTTTCATTCAAATAAGAACCAACATACTCCTGAGCGAAAGCTTCGTAAATCTTTCTTCCAAAGTCATTTTTCTTAGCACTATCGATATCTTCTTTCAATTGCTTGATTTCTGATGTCAATTTAACTTTTACTGTTTCTTCAACAACTTTGGCTGAGCGTTTGATAAACTGTTTCTTAAGTTCATCAAATTTGCCCTTAGCTTCACGAACTAATTTTACTTTAGTTTCGGCAAGATCACGCTTATCGATTGCGAATTCGTTGATCTCTCTAGCTAAAGCATGTACAATAAACTTTTCCAACTTACTGAAATTTTCTGATACTTTAACTCTATCAGATTTAAATTCCATAATTTCTCTACCCAATTGTTTTATAATAAATTCTTCTAGCTTTTTAGAATCATCAGCCATTTTTTTCTTATAGGCTTTTTTAGCTTCATCTAGAATCTTTTTATCTTCATGCAATTCGGTCATTTCCGCTTTCAATCTATCTTCTAACATCTTGTCGATTGCTTCAACCATCAATTTTTTATCATGATTGTATCGTTGAGCAAATTCTTCACGTAGTTCAGCAGATACTTGGTCGCGGTTTTCTTTAATTTTTTGAACGAATGCGGTTTCTATCTCAGTTTTTACATCCTCTGATAGAACTCCAGACTCGACCAATTTTTTGAATGCGTCCAACATATATTTTTCTCCTCGGGCTTATTTTAGACCTTTGATAATCTCAAGAATACCTTCCTTAAGATATTTTTGGGCCTTTGGATCTTCTCTTGATTCATTTGCCACTGTTAGCATTTTGTATCCATTTCTAGTGTTCATGAGATGTTCATAAACAGGAGTTGGATATGCCCCAGGGGCACTTGGTTGGGCAACTATATCTACAGTAATTATTTCGAATTCAGAAACTTTTCCATTAGTATCACTAACGTTTCCGCTACCTCTTGAACTTACTCCAAGTTTTACTCCGCTTTCGAGCATAGTACGTATTAAATTACCCATTGGTGTAGGAAGAATTTTCATCTTCGCATAACCATTAGGACCATCCATCCATACTTGTGTTATCATATGGCTTACACGGTCCAAATTTACTTTCAAATCATCAGGATGATCAACCTCACCTAATACACTATAACCATTTTGTATTTGATCATTTAAAGTTTTGATGGCTCTTTCAATTTCATCAACAGGATATACCCGTTGATTAGCATTACGAATACCACCTTGGATTGCTATACCTCTTAGATAAAGACTTTTACCATCTTTATCATCTGATTCCATAACAATCCCAGATTGATCAAAACTGAGATTTTCTCTTAAGTATGAAAGTTTTTTCATCCTATTCTCTATTATTGCTTATATGGCTTTAGAAACGACTTTTTAGTTTCGGGAGCGATACTTGTTTGACCAGCGGTGTCACCTGAACCTGATCCTACTGGACCTGGACCAGCACCTTTTTTCTCAGCACCATGTCCACCCTTTACATTAGAAAGAGTTTTAACACCAGATTTCACACCATCAACATTATGTCTTCCAGCAGCAAATTTTTCACCAGAATGAGGAGCTAGACCTTTACTTGGTTTAGCTGGGCTAGTACCTGTATTTGTGCCCTCTCCTGTAGATTTACTGTGTATAGCTCTAGCACTTGAAGTTGGTTTTCCTGAACCTGAGCTTATAGGACTTTTTCCTTCAGTAGGACTTCCCATTTTTTCTCCGGTTCCTGCTCCAGCATCTTTTCCCTGAGCTTTTTGGCTATTTTTTTCCCAGTCGTTTCCTACTTTTTCTTTGTATTCACGAGTCAAACGACGACCTTCGAACATTTCCTCAGATGCTTTGATTTCATCATCTTCGCTATCTTCGTCATCCTCGTCATCAAATTCGTCTGTCTCAGAACCTTCATCATCAGAAGTCATAGGATTCTTATTATCCATGTCATCCATGCCATCCATGTCACCCATACCATCACTATCAGGATTTACTATTTTATCCTTAAGTTGATCTAACTCATCTTGTATCTGACTAATAAGATCCATTAGTTCTGGATCCGCATTATCATCACTGACTGATGGTAATATTTCATCGGCACTATCTCCACCGAGAGGTTCCTCACCGTCCATACTGGCATCGAAATCCATAGAATCCTTCTCATCATCAGCTTCATCCATATCTAATGAATATGAGTCTTCTAATTCTTCCTCACCATCATACATGGATTCATTGGCTTCTTCATCTTCTTCATCGTCATGCATGGATTCATCCATTTCTTCTTCATCTTCAGCTTCTTCATTAATCAAGTTTTGATAAATATCTCTAGATTTCTCAACTACGATTTCATGAAAAAGTTCGTTGGCTTTATCCATCTCTTCATTTACTAAATAATCTAGTAATTGTTCAAATTTGGTATTCATTCAGATCTTCTCCTTATAAGGTTACAGCAAGTCTTGTTCTATATTTAGAAACTAATTAAATTTTTTGCCCAAAATAGGGCAAAAAATGAGTATTTTTGTAAAAAATCGTTTACACTGGTGGTTGTGCTGGAGGTGTTGCGTACATTTTCCTTATTAGATCTAATTCTTCATTAGTCTCTTGTTCTCTTTGCTCTCCTGAATTTCTTATTTGATTTATCATTCTAAGTGTTAGTCTAGTTTTTCTGACATCTTTTCTAGACAAAATAGACGTATCATTGTCAGGAATATATCTATGATCTTCCTGAGGTTCTATGTTTTCTTTATTGAAATATATAAATTCTTTAAGCAGCATAATATTATTTATAATTTAAACTGAAGCTGGAGGAGGAGTCGCTCCACCTACCGGAGAAGCACCGCCAGCCATTTGTTGTCCTACCATTTCACCCGGGGGCATTCCACCAGCCTCTCCTGCTAATTCTGGAGGTGGTAAATTACCACCCAATCCAGCTAGATCACCAGCCATTCCTCCTGAAGTTATTCCTGCCCCTCTTAGTTCTCCTCCTGGAGTCATTTTGTTATTTGCTTTAAGATTTTCTTCTCTCCAAAGTGTTTCGTTTTCAGCAATTTCTTCAGAAGTTAGACCCAAGAATCTTTTTAGAGCAAATCTCTTACTCATGTATGGTATTTGAGATATAAGATTAAATGTATTTCCTCTCTGAGTATCCATTTCACCTTGTCTGTAGGAAGCAAAGTTCTGGGGAGGGTTAAATTTCAAATCAAAAATATTATTATCTATATTAATTCCTTTTTTATATAGATAATATTTGAACTCTGTATCAAAATTCTCATTTAAGAGACTTTGTAATCGTTCGCAATATTTGTTAAATCGTAATTCTTGGATGTATGCTGTTCCAACTCTACCATCATTGAAGTTGCTTCCTCCGTCGTCAGCTCCAGTAGGGAGATAAGAGCTAGGAATACGTAAAGCCCTAAACAACTTGTTAGTAAAATACTTAAGATCATCGATTTCTCCTAAATTTGTACCCCCTGGCAACAATTCGACTTTACTTCCTCGACCCTCAGCAGTTTGAGGGAAGAAATAATCTTCATTTATTGATAGTGGGTTGTAACCGCTGTCAATAACAGTTTGAGTACCTCCAGTAGT